CCTTCGCTCGCAAAGTGTCAGAACGGCAGGGGGGGGCTATCGGCATGAGCAGGCCACGCAAGCCCACCTCGCTCAAGCTGGTGGCCGGCACCATGCGCGCCGACCGGGCCAACGGCGGCGAGCCTGAACCCCAGCTGCTGGCCGACCTGACGCCGCCGGCCCACCTGTCGAAGCGCTCGGCCAAGGTGTGGAACGAGCTGGCGCCGATGCTGCGCCGCATCCAGCTGCTGACCGAGGCTGACACGGTCGCCTTTGAGATGCTGTGCGATGCCGTGGCCGACTACCGCTTCGCCCGCGAGACCCGGGGCGACGACATGGTGACCTACAGCCACAAGGGCAGCCAGATGCTCGACCAGTGGCTGGTGGCGCAGCAGGCCTGCGGCAAGCGGGCCGAGACACTGATGGGCCGCTTCGGCATGGACCCTGTGAGCCGCAGCCGCGTGATGGTCAATCCTCAGCCTGACATGTTCGGCGGCAAGGCCGGCGGGCCGTTCGGGGCCTACTCCTGATGACTGACGCCGTCATCGACAAGCCCCGGCCCGCCCGCAAGCGCGCACCGCGTGCGCCCAAGCTGGTCGACCGCGCCACAGACTACGCCGTGCGCGTGATGGCCGGCGAGATCATTGCCGGTCCCCATGTGCGTGACGCCTGCGCCCGCCACGTGCGTGATCTGAGCACCGGCCCCGCCCGTGGCCTCACGTGGTCTGTCGAGAAGGCGGTGCGGGCCATCGCGTTCTTCGAAGACTGCCTGCGCCTGAACGGCGGCCAGTTCGAGGGCAAGCCGTTTGTGCTGGACGGCTGGCAGGCCTTCGTGGTCGGCAGCCTGTTCGGCTGGCTGCGCGGTGACGTGCGCCGGTTCCGTGTGGCCTACATCGAAACCGGCAAGGGCAGCGGCAAGAGCCCGCTGGCGGCCGGCGTCGGCATGAAGGGCCTGGTGGCCGACGACGAGGCCCGCGCCGAGATCTACGCTGGCGCCACCAAGCGCGACCAGGCCATGGTGCTGTTCCGGGACGCGGTGGCCATGTACCAGCAGAGCCCGGCGCTGTTGTCTGTGCTGACCAGCAGCGGCAGCGGCGAGAACGTGTGGAACCTGGGCTACCGGCAGACCGGCGGCTTCTTTCGTGCCATCTCTGCCGATGACGGCCAGAGCGGGCCGCGCCCTCACATCGCGCTGGTCGACGAGGTGCATGAGCACAAGACCAACCAGGTGGTGGAGATGCTGCGCGCCGGCACAAAGAGCCGGCGCCAGGCGCTGATCTTCATGATCACCAACAGCGGCGCCGGGCGGAACACGCCGGCCGGCACCTATCACGACTACGCCTGCGAAGTGGCCAGCGGCAAGCGCGTCGACGACGCCTTCTTCGGCTACGTGTGCGGCTTGGACGCGGGTGACGACCCGCTGCAGGATGAGAGCTGCTGGCCAAAGGCCAACCCATCGCTGCAATTCAGCAAGTTGCCTGGCCTGCAGTACCTGCGCGAGCAAGTCACAGAAGCGCGCGGCATGCCGTCGAAAGAGGCAACCGTGCGGCGGCTGAACTTCTGCCAGTGGACGGCCGCGATCAACCCGTGGCTGTCGGCGCATGTCTGGGAGCCCTGCCAGCAGGAATTTAGCGTGGCGCAGCTGCGCGGCCGACGTGCTTATGGCGGCCTGGACCTGTCCAGCACCACCGACCTGACGGCGTTTGTGCTGCTGGTTGCGCCAGAGCAGGACGGTGGCGCATGGAGCATCTTGCCCTGGTGCTGGCTGCCGGACGAAGGTCTGCCCGACCGCGTCCAGCGCGACCGCGTCGACTACGAGACATGGAAGCGCAGCGGGTTCCTGGAGACCACGCCGGGCCGTGCCATCAGCAAGCGGGCTGTTCTGCAGCGCGTGGCGCAGATCTGCAGCGAATTCGATGTCCAGAGCATCGCGGCAGACCGCTGGCGGCTCGAAGACTTCCAGCAGCAGGCCGCTGACGACGGTATCAGCCTGCCGCCCCTGTTGCCCTTCGGGCAGGGCTTCAAGGATATGAGCCCAGCCATCGACACCTTCGAGACCGCCATCCTGAACCGTACCGTGCAGCACAACGGCCACCCGGTTTTGACCTGGTGCGCGGCCAATGCCGTGACCGACAGCGACCCAGCCGGCAACCGCAAGCTCAACAAGGCGAGGGCCACCGGCCGCATCGACCTGGTCGTGGCTGCTGTGATGGCCTATGCCAGCGTGGCACAGACGCCCGCACCCATGGTGAGCTTCTGGGAGGTTGAAGCGTGAGGTGGTCCTTCGGCGGGTTTGGCCTGGCCAGCCTGAAAAGCACGCTGACGCCCATGAGCAGCGCCAGCCTGGCGCAGCTGCTGGCCGGCGTGTTTGGTGGTGGCGCCACAAAGAGCGGCGCCACCGTCAACAGCAGCACTGCGCTGCAGGTCACCGCCGTGCTGTGCTGCGTGCGCGTGCTGGCTGAGGGCGTGGCCCAGGTGCCCTGGCGCGTGATGCGCGAGACCACCGACGCCCGTGGACGCATCAGCCGGGTGCCGGCACCGACGCATTCGCTGTACCGGCTGCTGTGGCGCAAGCCCAACCGCTGGCAGACCAGCTTCGGCCTGCGCGAGACCATGACCATCCATGCCGCGCTGTGCGGCCGTGCCTATGCGTTCAAGAGCCGCACGGGCCGCGAACAGAGCATCACCGAACTGGTGGTGCTACCGCCCGATCGCGTGATGCCGGATGTGCAAGACGACGGCACGATCCTGTACCGGGTGACCGGACGCAATGGGTCGCAGCGCACGCTGACCGAGGCGGATGTGTGGCACTGGCGCGGCCCCAGCTGGGACGGCGCTGAGGGCATGGAGATCGTGCGCATTGCGCGCGAGGCCATCGGGCTGGCCGCCGCGGCAGAAGAGACCCAGGCCCAGCTTCATGCCAAGGGCGTGCGCGCCACCGGCACCTACAGCGTCGAGGGCACGCTCGACGTCAAGCAGTACGACTCGCTGAAGTCTTGGGTGGCCAAGGAGTTTGGTGGTGCCGCCAACGCCGGCACGCCGTTCATTCTGGACCGCAATGCCAAGTGGCAGCCCAACCGGATGAGCGGCCTGGACGCACAGCACCTGGAGACCCGCCGCCACCAGGTCGAAGAGATCTGCCGCGCCTTCCGCGTGCTGCCGGCCATGGCCATGCAGCAAGACAAGGCCACCACCTACGCCAGCGCCGAGCAGATGGCCATCTGGCACCTGGTGCACACGCTGATGCCCTGGTACGAGCGCATCGAGCAGAGCGCCGACTGCCACCTGCTGAGCGATGACGACCTGGCCGCCGGCTACTACACCTTGCTGGACGGCACGGGCCTGCTGCGCGGCGCGTTGAAGGACACCGCTGAGTTCATCAGCAAGCTGACCGAGCGTGGCGTGATGACCCGCAACGAGGGCCGCGCCTACCTCGACCTGAATCCGCTTGATGGGTTGGACGAGCCGCTGACGCCGGCCAACCTGATCAGCAGCGCTGAGAACAACCCCGACGGCGGTGCCGGCGCGGCCTGACCCTGCAAGGAACCACCATGGAACTCAAGTACATCGACCGGCCCTTCGAAGTGAAGGCCGTGGAAGACGACGGCACCTTCACCGGCTACGGCAGCGTCTTCGGCAACGTCGACAGCTATGACGAGATCGTGGCGCCGGGCGCCTTCACCGAGAGCCTGGCCGCCTGGAAGGCCAGCGGGCGCCTGCCGCCCGTGCTGTGGCAACACCGCAGCGGCGAGCCGGTGGGCCCGCATCTGGAGATGAGCGAGGACACGCACGGCCTGTTCCTCAAGGGCCAACTGCTGGTGACCGAAGTGCAGCGCGCCCGCGAGGCCCGCGCCCTGATGAAAGCCAAGGCCGTGAATGGCCTGTCCATCGGCTTTGTGCCGCGCGAGGACAGCTATGACCGCGTGACGGGCATCCGCACGCTCAAGAAAGTCGACCTGTGGGAGGTGTCCATCGTCACCTTCCCGGCCAACCCCCAGGCCCAGATCGCCAACGTGAAGAGCGCGA